GGGCGCGTTGTGCTTGGGTATCAAAAAACATGGCCCAGTGTAACTTTAAATCAAGAAGATTATCCGATTGAAATCAAATATGTGTGCGGTTATCCAGCCGATGGCGAAGATTATACAGCGAATATACCTGAAACGATAAAACTCGCAATTAGGATGCTTGTAGAATCCATGTACGGTGGAATGCAAGAAGGTTACGCAAAATATAGAGACGATGCAATAAATAGCATCCTTACTCAATACAGGGTTTGGAGAAAATAATGGTAATTTCTGCCAGGCTTGATCAGAAAATAGCAATACAAACGTTAACAATAAGCAATGATGGTATGGGGGCGTCCACAGAATCATACTCAACGGTATCAGGTGCGCCAACATGGGCCGAATATATCCCTCTCAAAGGATTGGAACGAATTGAGGCGGGCCGGTTGTCAGAAAAAGAGCAATTTAAACTGAGAATACGGAGATATTCAGCGCTTACAAAAACACACAAAGTCCTATATGGCGGAAAGAATTATGAAATCATCGACATTGAAGACAATCACCGCAGCGGAGATATGGTCCTTTTTTGTCGTGAGGCGGTGTCATGATGTTTGCCGGGTCATACACAGTCAATCAGATTTCAGGCTTTGGCCTTTGTTCCAGTGCCCAGGTTATCAGCCATTTTATGGCCGCTGCCCTGGAATCGAACCGCCATTTAAACCTGAAATCGTCTATTGCCTTGAGCAGGCTTTCATCAACAACAAAGTTGATAAGTGGTTTTTTTGCCATCTGTTTTTCCTTATAATTTTTTCAGCGGGGGCAGAATGACAGTCCAAGTAGAATTTGACCTTAAAGAAGCTGAAGCAATGATTGCTGATTATATCAACGAAAATGCAGAAGTTATTGCAAGGCAAATAGTAATAGATGCCAAAGCCAATATTCATAACGTTGAACATGTCCTTATAAAAGGAATTGTTGCAAAGAAATCAAAATTTGAAGATGGCGGTTGGATTGTTAAATCAACAAAACCACATAGCCATTTGGTTGAATATGGCCACGGAGGGCCAAGGCCAGCGCCACCGCATCCTTTTTTACGGAAAGCGTTGGACAGCAACATTGAAGCTGCAAGAGCTCAATTCGGTGCAAAATAAATGCAAGCAATATTAACGGCAATATATTCAGCATACAACAACAACTCGGCATTGAAGGCGGCATTGCCAGGGGGATTATATCTTGATCTTGCGCCTCAAAGCTCAGTTATGACCTATGGGACATATAATTTAATTACTGCCAGGCCTGAATATATGTTTGCCGGGGAACGCTTTGAATTATGCAGGATTCAGTTCGATATTTATGCAAAAACAAACGCGCTCAGGTTATCAGCATATGACAAATTGATAGCTGTTTATGATGACGCCAGGCCCACAGCAACAGGGTATACGGCAGTTATTATGGAACGAGTTAATCAAGCAATGTTGAGAGACGGAACACAAAACGAAATTCATAGGGCAATAGTTGAATATGATTGCCGGTTTAAGAAGGGAGCATAACATGAAACGATTAAGAGATAGCTGGGGGAAGTCTCAGGTAAAATCTGACAAGGGGGACGTTCATTCGTACCTCGAAATATATGATTTGTTGTTCGCTAAATTTGCACAGGAAAAAGTCAGTCTTCTTGAGATAGGTGTGTTCAATGGCGGATCACTTGCCATGTTTAAAGATTTTTTTCAGCCAGGGTCTGAAATCCATGGGATAGAAAATCAGGCCGTTAATGCTGCTCTGGATGGTGTCGCAGTGTTCTTCGGTAACGCATATACTGACGAAATGCTGTCAGCACTTGGAAAATACGACATCATAATTGACGATGGGTCTCATACTGTGCAGGACGTTGAGTTTTTTGTCACATGGTATCTTGATAAAGTAAAGTCTGGTGGATTGTTAATCGTAGAAGATATTCAACCTGAAGTTAATCAAGAAAACTTGCTCAAGTTGGTCCCGGAAGAATACAGGAAAAGCTCATTTTTTGTTGATTGCAAACAATCAAAGGGCAGATATGACGACATGTTGTTTGTGGTCCACAAGGCGGTGGAATAATGATTGGGAATAAAATCAGTGTAATTATCCCGGTTGTAAGGCCGGAAAAAGCAAAAAGATGTGTTGACTCTATCAGGTTGCACTGCCCAGGCGTTGAAATTATAACAGAGGTTGACACTGAAGGCATAGGCTGCCCTATGATGGTTGAAAAACTCACTTCCAGAACAACCAGACAAATTGTTGTATTTCTTGGAGATGATACCATTGTTACCAAAGATTCTTTCCAGAAAGCATTCTATGCCATGCAGAAATTGCCGGATGGGTGGGGTGTCGTTGGTTTTAACACCACACCTGGCAATGATCATGCGCATTGGATGGCAGATAAACGGATATTAGATCTCATACCAGGCGGGAATTTCTTCTCAACAGAATACGAACATTCTTATGGTGATGATGAGATTAAAGACATTGCCATGGATTTTGGTAGGTGGGCTTATGACCCAGGGGCTATCATAGAACATGACCACCCAGTTAATGGGGGAGATAATGACGAATTTTATGAAAAAGCTTACGGTACAGGCAAAATTGATCGAGACAGATCCACATACATCCGCAGGAAACGAGAGCGATATGGGAATAAAATAGGCATTGGATTCCCGTTGATAGATCCGACAGTTCCTGTGCAATTTTTCACATCTTTTGCTTGCATGGACAAACCAGATACGTACACATTGCTTGTCCCAAGATTCCCACACGGGCATTTTGGCTGGTCTATAGCAGACGCAAGAAACTCATTGGTTGAACAGGCCCAAATGCAGGGTGTAAAGCATCTATTGATGTTAGACACAGACCAGGTCTATCCTCACGACACATTGTCTAAATTACTATCGCATGGCAAAGAAATTTGTGGTGTGATGGTTCATACAAGGTGGGTTCCGTTTAAACCAGTCCTTTTAAGAGGTGAATTGGGTAAGTACAAATCTGTATCTGAAACAGAAATGTATTCAGGCGATCTTATTGAAGTTGATGCAACCGGGACAGGGTGTCTTTTGTTTGATATGCAGATAGGTGATAAAATAGATGGCAAGTGGTTTGAATTCTCTATGGTTGACGGGAAACAAGTTGGGGAAGATATAAATTTTTGTAGTAAGGCGAGGGCTATAGGATCGCGTATCTTTGTAGATACATCAATAGAGGTCGGGCATTTAATAACAATGGAGGTCAATAAAACCTTGCATAAAATGTGCAAGGCGCTGGCCCAGAAAACTTAGGGGAATATATTATGGCTATTGTAGGTAAGGATGGTAAGGTAACTTTAGGTTCTGAAACAATTGTTGGCATGGGTAATTGGAGTTATGATGGTATTACAACTGAAGAGTTTGATTCTTCGACGTTTGGAAGTGAATGGAAGACGTATAAGTATGGTATGAAAGACGGAGGGTCTGTTTCATTCGGCGGGCATTACGAGCCCACTGATACTACCGGCCAACATGCGCTTCAAGTCGCAAATTTGAACAACACACCGCTTACGAATCTCCGTTTGTATGTCGATGCTAACAGCTATTACGAGCCAAACCAAACAACAGGGTATTTCAGCCCAACATTAACAACAGGTGCTGCAACTGTTTTGAGTTCTGTAAATATAACAGCATATAATGTTGGTTTGGACAAATCAGGGCTTGGAACAATTTCATTTACAGGTAAAGTTTCTGGCCTGATGGTTTTGGTAAACGGGTAAACAATCTGGCCGGGTAGCCATGGCGTTCCGGTGACCGCTCCCCACCGGACCCGGCCTTTTTTTTAAACAAATTGGGAGTAGGAGCAAAGTAAGATTATGGCAACAGTTTTTTCAACGAAAGACCCGAACCCTGGAGTATGGTTTAAATTCGACGAAGATGATCCGGAAAGCGGAGAGATCAGCATCCGGGCACTGAATCAGGAACGCAGATCAGAAATCCAAAAACGATGCGTTAAAAAACGCGAAAAGTTCAAACACGGACAAAGGTTTGAAATACTTGACACAGACGAAGAGCTTTTTTCTGAGATGGTATGGGATTATTCCATCGTTAGCTGGGATAAGCTGGAAGACGACGACGGCCGGCCGCTGATATGCGACACTAAAACAAAGCTTTTTTTGATGAAAAACAACGTCGGGTTCGCTCAGTTTGTAAACAATTGTCTGACAAGGTTAAATGAAGAAGAAGAAGACCGCGTCACGATGATAAAAAAAAACTTATCGAGCGGATCGAAAGAATCAAAGAAAAGCCAGATTGCGAAAGATGCAAACAGCTAAAAGGCGATAGTTTTGACACAATGGACTGCAAAAAATGTTTGCCTGAAGCATTGCCAGAAAATGAAGACGCTGAAAAAATATATTTTGTAGTCCATGATCAACTTATTGTCGGGATGGGTGGAGCCGTTGCTTTAAATCAAATGGCGATACATGAAGCCATGGAATTGTATGGAATCGAATTTAGGCGCGATTGTTTTGAAAAAGTGGTTATGTTGGGCCGGTATTTTATAGGCAAGCAAAGAATTGAAAAGGGGCCAAAAAGCAAATGAGCACCAAAATAGGCGGGATATACGTCGAGGTACGGGCCGACAAGACACAATTTCAAAAAGATTTAACAGCAATAAGAGGCGAAGCAAAAAAAGCAAGCACTGATATCGGGAAAGCGTTAGACGACGGAATTACAGGCAATAGGGCTAAAAACGGAATTGCAAATATCAGCACCGGCCTATTGCAGCTTTCAAAATCAGCCAGTGTAACCGACAGTTCTTTCAAAACCACGGCAAGCTCAATTTCAAAAGGCTTGTCTGATGTTGCGTCCCAGGTCGGAATGACAAGCAAAGAATTTGCAAGCTTGAACGAAAAGATGCTCAGGAATCAAGCATACCAGCAAGCACAAACAGCTCTGAAAGGCATTGCAAGCGCAGCCGGGTTATCAGCCAAAGAAACAAAAAACATGGCCCAGCAAATGGGATATTCTGCTACTCAGGCAACCGAAATGGCCAACAAAATCCATAAGGTCCGTGATGCCGGGAACGCTACAATGACCATGTTTTCTAAATTTGCAACAGCCGCCGCAGTGGCATTCGCAACTCATGAACTGATCAACTTTGCAAAACAAATAAAAGATGTTGGCGTCGCATTCGATAGCCTTAACCGTAGTTACGAAGCTATTATGGGATCTCAGCGCCTGGCAGACGCTGAAATGCAATTTGTAAACGAAACAGCGAAAAAGCTTGGATTAAATCTTGTTTCACTGGAAGACAGTTATAAGGGGTTATTGGCAGCGTCAAAAGGGACAACACTTGAAGGTGCAAATACTCGTGATCTTTTCATAGCAGTCGCAAAAGCCAGTTCGGTGCTCGGAATGAGCGCCGACGACACTACAGGCTCCCTTAGAGCATTTATTCAAATGATTTCAAAGGGAACTGTTCAATCTGAAGAACTTCGGGGCCAACTTGGAGAACGACTTTACGGGGCGTTCAATCTTGCTGCAAAGGCAATGGGAACAACCACAGAAGATTTAAATAAAATGCTTCAACGTGGAGACGTTCTTGCAACTGATTTAATTCCGAAATTGGCGAATGTTTTAGAAGGTGATTATAGCGCTGCTGCTGAAAAGGCCGGTGAATCCTCAAGGGCAGCATTTGAAAATTTTAATACCGCAGTCCTGGAGTTGAAAAGAACGCTGGGCGAATCAGGCATCATTGAATTTCTTGCAAATGTTACTCGCAACGCAACGCAAATGATAAACACTGTCAGGGAAGCAATAGGCTCAATTAATACGGAAAAAGCTAAAACATCTCTATCTGAATACGATGCTGCATTGGGGGAAGCAAACGATAAATTCGCTCAATTTAAGTCTCTTTGGGGGAATACGAGGGGGTTGGTACCAGAAAACCTTAAATCTCAATTTGACAAATTGTCAGGCGCAGTTGAAACGCTTGAAACGGCAAGGGATAAGCTGGCAAAAGGGTTACAGAACGAACAAGGTATGGTGTCTACTTTTGGTAAAGCTGCCTCCGAAGCCAGTAAAGCATCAACCGAACTTGAAGAAAAATTACGAAAACAATATGCAAAAACAACTGATTACAGATTGGCGGAAGCTAAGAAGGAATTAGCTTCATACGTCAAAATAGAGGGGGCAAAGCCAGAATATGTAGCAATGTTGAAAGATGAAATAGCATCACTTGAGAAAAAAGCTAATGCAACTTCTATTGCAGGTCACAAGTCCTTAACAGCATCACACAACAAAGAACTTGAGGAACAGGTAAGGGCGTTTGAACAGGCAAAAGAAGAGCAAAAGCGAGCCCATGAAAGATTCGACGATGATCACAAAAAGGCTACTCTAAGTACATTTGAATATGAAGTTGAAAAGCTTGATGAAAAATATGAATATTACAAAGCGCAAAAGGTAGATGCTCTGCGCTTGGAAGAGTGGTATGCAGA